GCAGATGACCTTGGCTGACCTCATCGACAGCTAAGCTGTACAGGTACACTGACGAGTCCTGACTGGACGAAACACCCCAAAGGGGTGTCTGTATCAAACTTCAAAAACCATCTACGATGACAATCAAATCTCTGTACTTCCTCGTGCAAGAAAGCGAGGGCTTCAGCGTTACCGCTGACCTGCTCACCTATGCGGGACAAGACGGCTATGCCGTTGGAGGTTCAGTCCTCCACGGCGTGTTCAGCTTGCTGAACGACGACCTCTCATTCAGAACATTCAACAGAGAGATGAACAGGTTGCAAACCTTGTGCACGGAACCCACGCAGGTGATCGGCGCATGGGTGGATGTGGTCGAGTTCCCGCAAGGAGTGGCTTATCTCGAAATCTCTGACGTAGTTAAGTCCAAGAAAGTGGCTCTCGAACTTGCCAAAGCACGCGGCGAGAAAGCCATCTACGATTTTGCTAACTCTGAATCCATCTACCTATGAATGTGTGGGAACGCTACCCCAAGCGGGGCACGGCGAGCGATTGGCTCCCCAAGTCGGTACCAACCGACGAGTACCGAATGGTGTACTATCGTGGCTACGACCGCGACGACTGGGATGCCATGACATTCAAGGCATGGTCACTCGACCACGCAAGGCAACGAGCACTCGACCTCGTGCCCGACGGATGGACAATCAAGTCAGTCAAAGCAACTGGAAATCAATAAGTTAAACCTTCAAGCTTCAATTAATGGTACAACTACTATTCAACATCAACCTCGCATTGGCGGGAGCCTGCGGACTCATCGGCATTATCATGCTGACGGGCATGGCTATGGACGCTGTTAAGAACCTGAAAAACAAGGAGTTATGATGTCTGATTTCAACGAAAGATTCAACCCGTTCCGTGGTCTTTACCACGACGAACTTGTCATTGCATACCTGCAGTTCACTGCCTGCGATGACGTCGAGGCTGTCGCATTGGTGTGCGACGCCTACGACGAGGATACCTACCTTGACCTGACTCCTTTCGGCATCTCGACAAGGGACTTCCAATAAGAGAGTCTTAGTATATATACTCTCTCTGAACGTAGTGAAGAGAGTATATATACAAGACCTCTCAATGTCAAACTTCAAATCTACCAATCATGGTCAAAGACAATTTTTTCGGACAACCTGTGGGGCGTGCAGTGCTCTACCTCAACGACTTTCACAGCGGCAAGTTCCTCAAAGTGCTCAACCGAGCCGCACGACTTGTGCCTGATGACGTCAAGGGCTTCGCCTCTCTCTTGTCGAACTGCCCCAACCCTTCAAGGCGTCAGGTGACGGACATCATCGCTATGCTCGACGACTACGCAAACGACGCTGTTGACGGACGGCTCAAAGACCCAAAGGGATGATGACAGCCATTCAGATATATGCAGGGTGGAGCATGGTGCTCTCCTGCATACGACTCTTGCTCATCGAAACGTTGAACTACTACGAATCCAAAGCACAATGACACAAGAAAAATGCGAACGTGCAGTCAAGGCACTGCAACAACACGGCTTCACGGCCGCCCATATACAGGGTGCACCTGACGACCATGGCGTGTGGGTTGGGGTGTGGAACAACGACCTGCAAGAATGCCACGAGGTCCGCATCCACGACGAAGAAATCCAATGGTGGCAAACACAAGACAAATGAAAGACATTAAGAAAATGACAAACGGGGAGTTCATGAAAGAACTCGTCGAGGGGTACTCCAAATACGGAGCACTTGCACAGGTGGTGGTACTTGACTGCCTTCAAAAGGGTCTTGACAACTACCTCGAAAATAAAGAGGCAATCCTCGAACAAGCGGCAAAAGACCGCGAGGAAGGCAAGATATCCTTCGTGAACATGGAGTCATGGATTGCCTGCTGTGAAGAGACACAACAACGAATTGACGACAAGTACTCATGACTATGACACTCGGACCCAATCAAGTAGCCGTACTGGACTACTCAACCCGCAAAGTAGCGGTTGTAACGTTTGACGACATCAATGCCGTTGACGTAGAAGAATCCCTTTATGAACTCGGCTACGAAGTAGCTAATTGCGCATGGATGACATGAACAACATTATCGAAGTAATTGTCGAACTATCCCGTATGCAGGGACAGGCGATCGACAGGGCACAGGCAGAGGTCCTCAACACTGCCATCGAAGCTGGCTACGACAAGTTCCAAGCGAGCAAGACATTCAACCTCAACAAGAGCAAAGACAATGAGTAAGACAGGAGCATATTGGGACAGGGAAGGCAAGTATCAAGAGCAGTACGATGCCGCATGGAAACAGCTTATCCCCTTCGAGGGTGAAGCAAAGGACGGACTACCCGAGGCCCTCCGCGCTATCTCTCGAATCGGTTACGACTACTACAACAACGGGTTCTGTAACCTGTGGAGAGCAGAGGAGGAGTACGACAGCGACGGAAGCTACTACGACGTGTACCGAATGGACTCGTATTACAGAGACATGGTGGAGTACCTTGCCTACGAGATTCCACGTGACCTGCACAAGAAGCTTCAAGAGTTCCTGTTGGATGCTCAGGGGTACGGCAACTGGAGCGACAACGCGGACATCATTGACCGCATCATTGACCACATTATGGAGCGAATCATTGAAGATGAACTCCTCGAAGAGGAATTGGTTAATTGAAGTTTGACCACGAGGGGTTGGCGTGAAACGTCATGCCTCCCCTCACCTCAATCAAGGGAGTGCTTGGTAGCACACGTATGCTGTCTTCACAGCGAAAGGAGGCGTTCGATTCCCCTCCTCCCTTCTACATGGCAGAGACACTTACCGATGGAGGCATCGGGGTGGTGTGTGCATATCAATTAAGGTTCCTTCCACCCTTTACCGAGGGCTTATGGCAACGAGCATGAGATATGTCGGTGGTTCGACTCCACCCTCTGCTACTGTGTCGTGAGAAAGCTACTCACGAGGGGCATAGCCCGCAAGGTGTTCCTATGGATTAGGGAGGCTATCCTCGAAGGTTCGATTCCTTCAACATCTCTATTTAGTATCTCTTACTATACACTCTCTTCATTTATGAAGAGTGTATAGTTAGAGAGACTTATACGACTTCAAATTTCAAACTTCAATTCAATCAACATGAACTACACCCTTGTCCTGTGGCCCGAGTCACAGACCTACATGGATGAGCCATGGTTCGACGACCTCGCCATCCTTGCCGACTACGAATCAATCGGCGAATCCCAAGCATACTTTATTCCAACCGAACACGTAAAGCAATGAAGCAATACGCAGTAATCCACGCTGTCGCAGGACTCTTCGAAGGGTACTCCGACACCACCTGTGAGTTCTTCCCCAAGCGGGGGTTCGCAGACAAGCACATCAAGCAAATCCTTGACGACTACCGCAAGGACGAGATGTGCGTGAACATCGAGCACAGAGAGGATGACATCTACGTCACTATGACCCGTGACTACGAGAACTACCACGCTTGCGTCCCCTCTGACATGGAGCATGACGACTACGTTGCGGAGTTCATGGACGACGTGAGTGTCGAGGTGTTCCGCATCATCGAGCTTGATATGTCCAACCGCAGTGCCTCTACCGAGTCCTGTTGGTTGACGTGGAATCAAATCGAAGCCGACCAAGCATGGGACTACACCCCCTTGTGTATGTCACTTGTGGCTCGTGTCACCTCTGACGTGATGGACAACCAATCCGACTTCCCAACCCAAGCTCTGCACGACATGGCGCAACTCGGTGACTTCATCTCCTCGGTGTACTACCGCAACCACGCCTTCATCGACCTCGACGACTACTCGATGCACGCTTTCCGTATCCCTAAACCCAAGAACAATGACGAAGAAGCAACTGCTTGACCTCATCGCAGAATACCCTGACGACGCAGAG